AATTGCCTTATCACTCAAATCTTCATCATCAAATACATCGGCTTCGTCGCCAGTTATTGTGCCAACATCTTCAATAGTTGATGGTGGAATAATTGTAGATTTAGGGGTTTCTGTTGGGGAAACAATGGTAGCGGTGCTCATGTGCGCGGTAATAGTGCCGTCAGGCAATTGTGTTGGACCGCCGCCATGATTTACTTCTGGCGAATTACAGCCGCACTCTAAGCATTTGCCAGTATCGGCAGACTTGCCTTCGGCTTCTTCAACTTCTTCGCGCGCAGCAGATGGCTTACTTCCTTCGGCGGTTTCTTCTTCAGCCGATTCGCCATATTGACGTTTTTCTTCCATTTCTTCTTCATCTTCGTCAATTTCTATTTCAATGCCAGCCTCTTTACACATGGCTTTGCACTCATCTAGTGCGACTTTACACTCAGCCATTGTTTCTTTGGCCATTGCGTATTCCATTTTGCAATCTTCGTATTGCTTTAGCATTTCCTCTTTAGACAGTTTCTCAGAAACCGCTTTATCATCTTCGTGTTCCATTTTTTCTCCTTTTACGGTTTCTGCCGTTTTGTCTTTTGGTTTTTTTCTGTAAGTTCCGCCACGTTCTTTGTATTCACGTGTAACCCAAGCATTTGCCACGGCAGACGGATACACGTTAAATTTTGCTTTGGCTTCGCGCTTTACGCGGTTGTAAAGTTCGCTATCGGCTGGCTCATCATTTTTTTTGCCGCCTTCGTTAATACTTTCGTAATCTGTTTCTTCTTCTTTTTCAATAAACTCTTCCACTCTTTCTAAAGTGCCGCCTTTATCAGACTTAGCAAGTGTAAGTTTGGCATTAGGATTGGCTGGTCTATCTACTAAAGATATTTCCACAATTTGCCCATCAACGATTCTGCCGTTAGCCGCTTTAGTATCGCGCACAATTCTTGGCGCGCGAATACCGATTGAGAATCCTTTTAATACGCCAGTTTCAACTTTCTTTACACTAACTGGGTCCACAACAAGTGCAGAAATGTAATGCCCATCATTTGTGCTATTTAATTCTTTGGCAACGCCAGCCGCAATATTGCTGTGTTGTTCTCTAATATTGCCGCCAGTTTTAAACCATTCGGGCATTGCTCTATCTAGCCATGCGCCGTCACAAATTTGTTGGTCAATATCAATGGAATCATCTGTTGCTTTTCCATAGACCATTAACGTGCCATCTTCAAGTTTTTCTTGCTTAATAATTCTAGCAAATGCGCTGGTTATATCTAGTGCCATTGATTTTTCCTTTTTCTTCTCTCGTTCGGCAATACTATCAACCCAAGTTTTTCCTGCGTCGCCACCCCACAACAGCCAAGCAATATAACCTTTAGACGGATTTGAGGCGTTACCCCAATTCTCGCCTTTCTTATCTACTTCGTGCCGCGCGAAATAACTTACCATACGATTGATGGTTTTTAACGGAAGCGACTTGCCGTTAGATAAATCTCTGGCTCTTGCCACGCCTACTGCTGTGCCGCCTCTGCCAAACTCGCGGCGCAATTCTAACCCACGTGCGGCATTTTGTTGAGCGCCTTTAGGCGGAACAAATCCATCTGCCATTTTATGCTGAGTATGTAATAACTATTGCGCCAGTAGCAGAACCAGAAGCAGAAATTCCATACACAATATCACCGCTATTTACATAGATTGTTTGCGTAGTTGTGGTTGCAATTGTGCGCCCGATTGTGGCGCCAGATGTCGTAATGGTTGAATCACCTATAAAGATTGCCGCAGAGTGCCCATTGTAAATACTTACAGGCGTATTTCGCTCTAATCCAGTTTTTGCTTGGAACAAAACCTGAGCCGTTGTAAAAGTTGTTGTGTTAATGTGTTGTGTTGCCATATTTATTCTCCATCTCCTAATATCATACTTAATGCGTCATCGCCTATGTTACGCGTATCCACCACATATGGCGAAATATCGCAAACACAATTTGGGTGTGCTGGCGGTTCCGTATCTCCACTTGGGAACGTTTCGTCAATACGAATAGGCGAAACATCTGCGTTCTCTTGGCATAAGTCGCAAGGGTCTGCAACTATCCACTCTACCAGTTCAACGCCACTTTCTTCGTATAATTGCCGACTTGCCGTTGTAACAGCGCGGCTAGTTTCTGTTTGAGCAATTGTTAGTGCGCGCTCGCTATCGGCGTCAATCAAATCGCCTACTTCGTCTTTAATTTCTGATGGCGACCAGCCTTTTTCTAAGGCTCTTGCCAATATTGTTCCCAATCGGTCAAGTGTTGTCTGATTAATGCCTTGTATCGTTATGCCCCGATTATCAAGCAGATTAGATAGCCCACGTGGCTTTCTAACTAACAATGCCGCTGGTTTATTACCTGCTCGCCAAGTAGCCCAGTTAATGTTAGTGGCGCGCCTTAATTGTTCTAATGTAGGCGCTTTGTTTATTTTAGCCTTAGAAATTGCGTTCATAGCCACATCTTCGCCTAACGCAAACCCTTCTAAGTAGATACGCCGTAACGCGGCACTTAGAGCGTCATTATTTGTGCGCACATTTGTTGTAGTCCATGAACGCGCCTGTTCTGGCGTAAGAGTTTGAAAATTCATAGCCACGAAATCATCTACGATTGTGCCAGTATTAAATGATTCTTTAATGGCTTCTCTGATTAGTTTTGCGTTACGCGCCGCTAATCTTACTTTTGCGCCATTACGTTGCTTCCATGCGCGATTCATTGTGCGCCTTATGCCAAGTAACGCTCGGCATACCAACGCGCGCTTTCGTAATCTTTAACAGATACGAATTTATTTAAGACTTCGGCGTAGATTGTAGGCACTTCTCTGAAGTTAAATGGGCGTTCTGGGTCTTGCCTCAAAAAGCGTAAGAACTTTTTTAATTCTTCTGCCGCTTTTTCGCCATCTGTAATAACGTCTTGCGTTACTACTTCTTCTTCAATTGGCGTTACAACATTTTCGCCTGAAAAACCTAAGCCGCCAACAGCGTCATCAAAAGGCTTTATGCCTGATTCGGTTATGAAATAAGAGCCAGTTCCAACGGAAAGAATTGGCATATCCGCTTCAGCCGCCTCTATAAGTGGCAAGCCTGAACGCGAGCGCGCCTCATTGATAGTTAATGAGCCTGATTTGATTTCTAAGTCACGTGTGCGCGCAATTGATTCTAAGTCTTGGCGCCCTGATTCCATAAACTTAAATTCAAGTTCGCGTGGCATGGCAAGAAACGTGTAAGACAGATTAGAAATCATTTTGCCAAGCCAAGTTGCTAACGGAATCGCGCCAATAACTTCAGATGATTCGGCTTGACCTAATTGAAAGCCTGCGCCGCCTAATCCACCTTTAGGGCTAAAGCCAATCTCTGACGGCAGAACGCCAAAATGACCGCAAATAGAATTAACTAAGTAATCATCTAATGTGTCTTTAAATCTTTCGCCGTAGCCATCAAATTGAATTGGCGTCATGCCTGCTGGCAATAATCTAACGCGTTTGCGTTGTTGCGTTTGTCCTGCCAAGTCATCATTAAAAATGTTTTCATAAGCGCGTAACAAATCAGGATTATTACCAAAGTTGGCGTCTGTTGCCATTAATAATTCTGGCGTAACGCCGTCTGTATATTCAGCGCGTAGCCATTGCTGACGGCGTAAATAAATATCGGCAACGGCAAGTGCGCGTTCTGTTGGCGAATAGCCATAAACGGTCATTGAACGGCGATTGCGTATCATGTAAGACAATTCATCACTTGTAAATTCGCCGTCTGCTGATTCGCCTTCGCTTGGCGCCGAAAATTCGCTACGTGGGAATCCGAAAAGAATTTGTTGATAGGCAGGATTTGGCGGCGTAGGGCGCATGCCGCGGTCATCAATAAGTGGCTTAATAGTTGAGCCATCTAGTATCTGTAAGCCGTGTAATTCGCCGCCTACTGTCGCTTGAGGCCATACGGCCCACGCGTCTAGGACAAGGATTTCTTCTAGCGCGATATTTAGCCAATCGTTAAACAATAAGCCGTTTGCTTTATCAGGCTGTTCCCAAAATTGGCGCGCGCGTGAAATTTCTTCTGTGTATCTTTCGCGCGCAACGGTCATGGCGCGTGTGTGATTTCCGCCTATCTCTGTGATAATCTTTTCGGCGCTATCTTCTGCCAAAACAATATCCCAATTTAAGCCAATAATTTTAGATTTTAATACTTCAATACAACGGCGTAGAATATCTATTTGGTCTGCTGCCGCACGTAATGTTTTAAAAGGCGTTAAACGTGTTTCAGTTACATTTATATTTTGTGCTACTTGATATTCATATTGGCGTGGGCTTGGTCTGCCACTATCGGGATTTGGCGGATTAATTGCGCCCGGAATAATCGGCATGCCTGGACTAAATGGAACTGTTGGCGTAATTGGATTACGTGGCAATGGGTCTGATTGTCCATAAGTTGTATTGTTATTTTGCGCTTGGCGCATTTGTTGTTCGGTCATTGCTACTGCGCCTACTGGAAGATTAGGTGCTTTAGTAATCTCTTTTGCTACTCTTTCAGCAAATCGGTCTATTAAACCCATTACATTAACCTCTCAAGTTATTGCCACACTTATTACAGTTTGTTGCCGTTTTTGGCGATGGCATGCCACAAACAGAACATAATAATGCCATACTCGCTAACGCAATCATACTACTGCCGCCACTATTTAATTCTGTTAATGCCCATACGAGTGCGTCAAGTCTATCAGGCGATTCTTTACTAAGTGGCGTCCATTCGCACATTTGAGTTTCTAATTGCTCAAAATAGCCTACGTGATGAACTCTGCCTTGTTCGTATAGTGATGAGATTGGCTCGGCGCGTAACTGTTTTCCGCGCGTTGCTGTTACTTTCTGAACTGGCACAGACATATCAACTTGCTTTAGAACGCCAATCACCATATCGCCGCCATTGTTTGTTTCGGCAATTATCTTGTCGGCTTTATATTCGTGATAGAGATTGACGGCTTGGCGCGCCCACGTATCAGGCGAGGCTCTTAGAGATTTATCGTCTAATACGTAGTAATGACCATCTGCCGTTAAGCCAGCCGCGATTATGCCAGTTTCGTCTGAATCGGCGTTACTTGTAACGGCAGGGTCAATAGCGACAACTATACGCGCAAGTGGCGGATTTTTAGTTACGCGCGCCTCTTCAATTATTTTGCGTGTCCATAATGCGCCATCTACGTCATCAAGTATTTCACCGAATAATTCTTGTCTGCCTAATCTAGTGTTTTCATAACGTAATTTAAGTTCAGCCAAAGCAGATGGCGCTAAGTTTGCCGCGTTATCAAATGTTGAGCCGCGCACTAATCTTACTTTTTCCCGCGTTATTAAATCTTTTATTAATTTAGTTGGGCGTGGCGTAGTTGTAACGATTGTTTGCGGGTGTTTGCCTAAACGTAACGCAAATTGATATTGGTCCCACGTTTCAGGATATTTAAATGCCGCTAACTCATCAAACCAACCGCCATGAAACTGTGGCCCACGTAAGCGGTCTGGTTCTTCGCCACTAAATAACTTTATTCGTGAGCGATTGGATAAAAATATTTCGCCAAACGTTCTATTGTATTCTCGCAATGTGCCGTATTGTTCAAGTATCTTAATGATTCCTGATTCGCCTTCTGCGCATGTATCGCGCACATCTCCGTAAGTTGGCGCAACAATAGCCCATCTCGTATTGGGTCGGCTTGACGCTTCATAAGCCAGCCACTCGGCGGCTGTTCTTGTTTTGCCTGCGCCACGCCCTGCTAGATAAAGCCATATCAGCCAATCATTACTCTCCGTTGGTAATTGCTCTTGGCGCGCCAGTTGATGTGTCCAACGCACTCGCCTGCTCGCTATCAAGGAGTGCGACAAGTCTTTTAACTTCGGCGTCAATTGTGTCGCGCTCATAAATATTTACCTCTATTTCTGCCCGTGTGGGCATATCTAAGCCAAGCAATTTGGCTCGCCGTTCCGCAATCTTTATGTAAGTTAAGATTCCACGCGCACGTATCTCAGGCGTTGCGCCATTGATTATGTCGCCCCAAATTGCCGCTTGAGCAATATCTAGGCGGTCAATCTCCATCTTGCGCGTTTCTGTTACATCATCATAAATAATTCTTTCTAACGCACGTTTCCATGCGTTATATGCGCCACTCGCACTAGCGTAGCCAACGCGTAACGCAATCAAATCAAATGGCAATCCGCCACGTCTTAACTCTAAGACTTTGGCTTCTTTCTCTAACACTTCAGGCTTTAATTTACTTTTACCTTTCGGCATTGCCTGTCCTAACTATGTTAATAAACTCTGCATAACGACAGTTACATGAATCATCTTCGCCAGTATTTGCCAGCCAAGAATATGTTTTACGGCAACTTGTATCGTGAGAGAACGACATACTGTGCGCTGTTAATTGTGCCGCTATTAATTCGCGCTGTTCTTGTAGCAATATGCCTAGCGTTTTCTCCACATTTTCACCGCCATATATTCATAGAATAAGTGCCAATTAAATCACTTTTTGGGAAGTGGCGCTAACACTTTTGCTACGTCATAATCGGGTTCTCCAACGTATCTAAATGACGCTGTAACGCGCTTCCTAGACACTCCCATGCGACTTGATAGGGAAGATGTCTTCCCTTGTTTGGCCACACGGCTAGGCATGCGAATAAGTGTCCAGTTGGCCGACTTGTTTAGATGATGAACTTGCGTTGGGTGGCTCATTGTCGCATAAACAGATAAGCCCTGCGCTATCAAGCCACTAGCAATTCTTTCGTGGAAGATTCTGCCTAATCCAATGCCTTGAAAATCGGGTAACACTACGTTACGGCTGAATCTTCTAGCGTTACGAATATGTGCGTTTGGAAGTGGCAACATAGCCGATAGACAAGCGGGTTGGTCATCTATTAAGCCGACATAGATGTGCGCTGTTTTATTTAGGTTTTTATCTAAATAGTGATGACGTGAGAATAAGTGCCACGCTTCATACTTTGCCCAAAAGATTTCAAGATTAAGTTCTGGGTGTCGCCGAAGTAACCTCCATCTAAAGGAGCCAGTATGTGGCTCGTAAATCCAATCGGGCTGTAACCATTCTTCTATGTCGTAGTGGCAACCTACGGCAACGAATTTTTGATTGCGCTTTCTTACAGCGTTAGCAACAGCAACAGAGCCGACTTTGGCAACTGTGCGGTCAATAACGGAAGTAAATTCATCAACAACTGTTATATCGTTTTTTTGCGCCAATAAACGCGCGACAGATACTCTAAATTGTTCGCCGTTACTAAGTGCATAATATGGG